TTAGTGGCATAGGTGAAATCCTGGAGAAGCTTCGCATTGATATTATTGGCGCTTCACAAATTCCTCATACCATTCTGTTTGGCGAAAGCCCTGGAGGACTCGGCTCCACTGGCCGCAGTGAAGAGCGTGACTTCGCAAAACACTTAGGAGACTATCAAGCCTCCCACTACAAGCGTCCGTTGCAGCAGCTCATGAAGATGATCATGCTTAGCAAAGATGGTCCCACTGAAGGAAGGCTTCCTGAGTCGTGGCGCATTAAATTCAACGATTTGTTTGAACTAAACGAAAGGGAAAAAGCAGACGTTCGCGCCCGCGTGGCAGCCGTAGATGGTCGTTACATTCAACTTGGCGTTCTACACCCGCAGGAAGTGGCAGATGCGCGTTACGGCGGCTCTGAATGGTCAATGGAACTCACTCTTGACCCATCGCTCCCCCGTGAGCTACCGCAGGCTCCTGGCCAGAAAGAAGTGCCTCCTGGAGGTCGTGATCCCTTGAACGAAGAGAATGGCACTCTTCCCATGGATGGCACCAGAGAAGTGGAAGATAGCGCTGGCTTGTATCTTTCAGGCGACTTAGAGCATGAACGCGGAGATGTTACCTTCACTGATAAAGCTCTTCATGGTCGTGCTGTAGCTGCAGCAAAAGCAAAGTTCAAAGTGTGGCCGTCTGCTTATGCCAGTGGTTATGTAGTCCAACAGTACAAGCGCATGTATAAAGAGAAGCATGGCTCCACGAGTGGTGCATTTAGAGGGGGCGATGGCGAAATCCATGCTGATGATCTTGGTCAATGGTTCAAGGAAGGCTGGGTAAGAATTGGCGCCAATGGTGAAATCATGGGACCATGCGGCGGACGTGGTGAAAAGGAAGGGAAGCCCAAGTGTCTTCCACAGGCGAAAGCTCAAGCCATGTCTAAGGAAGAGCGTCAAACGATTGTAGCCCGCAAGCGCAAAGCTGATCCTGATCCCGATCGTCGGGGGCCAGCAAAGCTTGTTAGCAGCAAAGTGGACGCTATTGAGCCCATGAAAGTGGAAGGGCTAATGCTTGCTGACATTGACGAGGCTGCGTTTATTTCGGACGAAGATATTGAAGATGCTATGAAGCAATGGAAGGAAGAAGCTCCTGCACAGTTCAAAGAGCTGCTAGAGGCTGACAATGCTGAATGACTTATCCTCGTTCAGCAGCGTCGTTATGTCCACCAGGATGGACGCTGAATGGTCTTATGACCGACGCAGTGGACGTTATCGTGACGAAAAGGGCCGTTTCCTAAGCAAAGCATCAGTGGGTAAGCTTGTTGATGGTCGCATTGACAAGCTGGAAACGCAGCTAAAACGTTTCACGCGGATGTTAGGAGATGGTTCTATCACGCTTGATCAATGGCAAGGAAGCATTCGTGAAGCAATTAAAGCAGCGCACATTCAAGCAGCGACCATTGGCTACGGCGGAAGGGCCGAGATGGGAAGCGCGGAATATGGTCGTATCGGCCAAAGGCTTCGTGCGGAATACACTTATCTACAAGGTTTTGTCCGCGACCTTCTGGAGGGGCGTGTCTCTGCTCCTATGGCTGTTACTCGTATTGGTTTGTACGCTCAATCGGTGCGTGGCTCTTATTGGCAAGGCACGGAAATGCGCGAACAGCAACGTGGGTTTTCGTTGATGCGTCGCATCTTGGATGCTCAAGCAGTGCATTGCCAAGATTGTCTCGGCTATGCAGCGCGTGGCATTGTGCCTATTGGCAGCGTTCCTATGCCTGGTGTGCGCTGCGCATGTGGCGCACGATGCAAATGCACCGTCAAATATTTCAGGCAACAAGCGCCAGTGGTTCCCGTGTAGTTTTGCCACTATTATCAAACAAGATTTGGTTTTCTTGTGGCACGAATTCTTTACGCAGGCGACGCTTTTGTTCAGACGGGCTTTGGGCGAGTGGCCGAATACCTCCTTCCGGCACTAGCAAAAGAGCATGAAGTGCATGTGCTTGCTACTAATTACCATGGCGACCACGACGAAGAAGCTATTAAATACAAGACCTATCCAGCCATGGTGCATGGCTCCGACCCGTTCGGTTCCCATCGTATTGCTGAACTGGTTCAAACTATTCAGCCGGATCTCGTATGGGTGACGAACGACCTGTGGGTGGCTATTAATTTGTGGGACGCAATAAAACCTCTTAGGGAAAAAATTCCCTTTAAGTTTTTTGTATATGCGCCCATCGACAGCTACGGTATTTTCCCTGAACTAAACGGTCCCGTTAGTGAGTGGGACGGACTCGCTACTTACACGGAATTTGGCAGGGAAGAACTGGTCAAGATGGGCTATGAAAAGCCTATCTCCATCATTCCACACGGCACGGACTTCACTAAATTCTTTCCCATTGATCCTCTTGAATGCCGCAAGGAGCTAGGTGTGCCAGAGGATACGTTTATTGTCTTCAATGGCAATAGGAATCAACCACGCAAGCGCATTGACTTGACCATCAAGGGCTTCGTTGAATTTGCGAAGGACAAGCCTGATGCTCGCCTGTGGCTAAACATGGGGGCTAAGGATATGGGCTGGGAGTTGATTCCATTGTTTAAGCGCGTGGCGCGTGATGCAGGGTATGACGCTGCTGGCAAGCTTATTCTCACTAGCCCACATTTCTCCACTCACAACTGCCTTCCCATTGAACAATTGAATAAAGTTTACAACTGTGTAGACATTGGCCTAAACACTTGTATTGGCGAGGGATGGGGCCTGGTAAACACTGAGCACGCTGCTACAGGAGTGGCGCAAGTGGTTCCTGACCATACAAGCCTCAAGGAAATCTTTAATGATATTCCACGCATTGCTTGTAACGGTTCAGAAACTGATAGGAACTATGGGCTAGAGCGTTTGCTGCCTGACCCCAGCAGCGTTACTGACATCCTTAATTACTACTACGAGGATCGTAATGCTTTGAAAGCCGCTGGTAATTGGTGCTACGAACGTATCCATGAAAAGCAATTCACTTGGCCTGTCATCACTAAAAAGATGCTGCGCATCGTAAATGAAGTGCTTAATCAGAGTCAAGACCAAGAGTCTTTTAAGGGCTTTGGCACCCCCGCAAAAATCGTTTAATCATCATGCAAGTATCACAAATTTTTCTTTCTGATAATGGCGCCGAACTGTCACCATTCTTGGGACACGCAACTGGCACTGTGCGTCAAGCCTTCCCAGGCGCAGACCATCAAATTTACACCAAGGAAACCCTTCGCGCTTTTATTGAAGCCAACTATTCGGCAGAAGTACTATGGGCCTACGATTGCTTGAAGCCCTATTCGTATAAAGCTGATCTTGGCAGGTTCTGCTTGCTGAATAAGCTTGGAGGATGGTATATGGATATTGCCGTCAGAGTGGTAAATCCAGTGGAAGTGGGAGATCGCATTGAATTTCTGGCCTTCCGCGATATTCAGCGCTTTAGCTACACCACTTGGGCCTGCGCGACCACTGTTCTTTATTCAAAGCCCGACAACATAGCACTGACCACTGCCATTGAAATGATTGTCAATAACTGTCACGAACAGTACTACGGAATCACTCCATTGTGCCCCACTGGCCCAACGTTACTAGGGGCAGCTCTTGCTGCAAATGGTGGCAATGCCAATTTCGTCTACGGCGACTATCTAGAACTAACACCCACTCACGAGCAAAAGAATCGTGCGTTCGTGCTGCCCGATGGCACGATCATGGCATGGAGCAAGCCGTCTGGAGGGGGCGATCTCACTGGAGTGGGCGCCAAAGGCGTGAACAATTACAACGAGCTATGGGCGGCAAGGAACGTTTATGCAGCCCTCTGATTTGTCAATGTTTGCGGTGTGCATGAATAACACACCGCTTCGTTTCTCCTCTAGTACTAATTTACAAATCATTGTTGCCAATGCTTGTAACCTGACAGGCGACGAGAAAACTGCTTGCATTAAAGAAGGAAAGCTTCTAGATGATTCTGGTGACAATATTTCCGCCCTAAATCCATGGTGGGGAGAATTGACGGCTGTGTACTGGCTACTTCAAAACACTACGCCTCCATTGATTGGCAACTGTCAATACAGGCGTTACTGGGATGAAGATGCCATTGCGAGAGCAGACAGTTCAGTGCTATATACTTCTGAGCCTTGCATCTTTAGCTGCTCCCTCGCTCAGCAGTTTCAAGGGGGGCATTCATTTCCTGGCATTGAAATGACAATGGAACTAGCAGTGCAGGGAAAGTTGCCGTTCACGGCATCAGAGATGGCTGGCATATGGAATCAGAACCAATTCCAAGGAGGTCCAATGCTCTTTGGTCCTAGAGCCTCCTACGAACGAGTCATGAAGGTCTTGTTCGACTGCCTGTGGCCCGTGTGGGACGCATACAAGGAGCAGATCATGACCCTAGAAGGGTACGACCAACGAGCTATGGCCTTTCTCAGTGAGCGCTTACTTTCGGGCATTGTTCTGTACAAGGACAAATTCTTTGGTAATATGCCAATGAGCTGCGCCCACTTGGGCTTTATTAATTGACAATGATTAAAACCATCCTTGACTTGGGCACGCAACCGCT